CTGTACCTCTACCACCTTCTCTTCTTGGAAGCCAGAAGTCTTCTAGCATTGTCATAAACTTACGGTCGTCACGAACTTCACCAGTAGACGCATCATAAACGAGTCTATTCTTATGCTTCGCCATCATATCTCTTAGATATTGCTCTGCCTTCATCTTAGGCAAGTTACCAACATCAATATAGAAAATACGACGCTCTGGCGCACGAGAGATACGATAGATAACAGCAGCATCTTCAAGCATTCTCAACTGATTGATAGGCTTGATTGCTTTGTGAAGATGAGAAAGAACCAGCGAATTATTTTCGTTTAGAATACCAGACGTTGTATGAACGATTGAGTCCTTAGAAATCTTGAGTCCCTTTGTTCCATCTATACCACCAACGGTACCGATAGAACCACCTTTAGCAGAGAAACCCTTATCACTATAGACATAGTATTCATTCTTCGTCTTCTGAATTACTACTTCGCCTTCACGCTTCTTCTCGACTTCTTTTACCTTACGAATCTTTCTTGGGTCAATGAAACGAAGTTCTTTGATACCCTCACGGACGTTTGTGTCATCAATGATAGCGTGATAGTAAAGTCTACCATCAACATACCACTTCTGAAAAACATCATAACCGATATTGGAAAAATCTAACAAGCGAATAACTTCGTCAAACTCTTCACGAATTCTTTTTCTAATTGAATCTGGTTGATCTACGTCATCAGTAACGCACTCAACGACCTTTCTATCATCAGTCACCACAACTGCTTCATTTACAATATCTTCAACTGCTCTTTGCACTTCGGGCTGTTGTACCATATTGCGATATTTTGTGACAAGCTCTGCTTCATTCTTTGCAGAACCTTCTAGATCGACATATGTGCCATATGCACCACCAGCAGTTACAACTGTAGCGCCGTCGTCATCCGCCGGAGGAGCGAACGATACAATGCTTTCTGCATTTTCTTTTTTTCTCTTAATTTCAAAGCCGAATAGATTTCTTGCCATACTGATATTATACCTCTATAGATTGGAGGGGACTGGATGTACCAGCCCCCATATGAATCTATTTATATTAGGCGGTTGAGTTGCCTGTTACGCCACCAGAGACTTCCCAGAAGTCGTATTGGAAAGTAACTGTAAACTCTTCAATCGCATCAGTTGTTTCCCAAGCCATTTCAATAGCAGAAACTTCAGTTGGAAACATACCATTGAAAGTATACTCACGGATAGGAACGCCAGTCTTTGAGAACTGTGTAATCTGAGCATTAGACTTATATAGTAGAGGTGAAGCAGAACCAAACTCACGGATGTTACCAGCGTGAGAGTTGATTGAGTTTGACCACTGTTCCATTGCGTTACGAATGAGAAAGTCTTCATCGTTGATAATTGTGACTGTCCATTCAGCGAATGTTCTGTCACCAGCAACTTTAATCTTACGACCAAAGTAAGGCACTTCAATCACACCCGTTGTGGATGCTGGTATCTGTGCTGCTTTGACCATGAATGGGACTTTAATGTCGCCTGCGCCGTTTGCTGGATTAGCAATTTGTACTTGGAAGAGCGATGCTCTCGCTCCCCCTAGCACTAATTGGCTTCTAATCTCTTGAATGTTGAAAGCCATTTATATTAACTCCTTTGTTTAATACTATTTATCGTTTTTATTAGAACTTACCTACGATTTCTTCAAACTCTACGCCAGTTCTAACAGCTACGAAGTTCAACTGAATGAAGTTGATTGATCTTGCAGGCTTAACATAAATGTCGCCGATAAACTCATTGCGGTCAATAACTTCACTTGTATTGTTTGATGTATCACAAACAACTCGGAAGTCAAAGATACCACGACGACCCTGTACGTCACGAAGGAATGGCTCAACTAGATTGCGGAACTGTGCCCGTGTAAACTCATCGTTGAACTCGAAGAGTGAATACTTAGCGGCAGTCGCAATCGCTTTTTCAAGCACGATAAAGAGACGACGAACGTTGATGCGGTCAAATGCGCTTGGTTTAGCAAGTAGTGTTTTGTCACCAAAGAGAAGTGTACCTTGACCAGATTGAGTAATAACTGGATTTACACCAGCTTTATAGAGTTGGTCACGTTCGCCTTTTTTAGGATTGTATGCTAGTTTGACAACGTTCTTGATGATGCCACGGTTGTAACCAGCAGGTGAATACCACGGGTCACGAGTGTCATCTGTGCGAACGCAAAGACCAGCAATGTCACCATTGAGTGGAACATAGCGGAACTTATCGTTATATTTGTCATACTGATATTTGTAACCAGAGTCAACAACAGCGTATGATGATTGAGTTAGAGCAGCTTCAAATGCTAGAACCTGATCAAGTTCAGCACCGAGTGCTTGCTCAACAACATCATCACGTTCTGGTGAGATGAATACAACGCAATCTTTACGAACTTCAGCGATATTATCGATAAGATAGTTAGCGATAACTGTGTTTGCTTTACCAGCAAGAACAAGAGAGATATCAATCTCTTCTGCATTTTGATAGAGGTCGATACCTCTAGCAAGTCTTGATAGAGCAATCGTTGATTCTGTGCCGTTCGTGCCTTCGGAACCATTTGTGAATGATGTGTAGTTAGCACCATCAGCAAGTGAAGCAGCAGTTGTCCAAATGTAGTTTGAACGCTCGTTGATTACATCCTTGTAGAAAATCGAATTACCTTGGTCATCTAAGTCACCATCTGTTCTACTAACATCAGCGTAGACTTCGAGTATTGTGTTTGCTGTACCAGAGATACCACCATCTTCGTCAACAACGACGATATGAGAGTTAGAAGTACCAGGCGCACCATCGACGTTCAGATAATGTGCCCACTTACGAGTTGCTGCCGTAGGTGAAGTGTCTGATAGACGATATGCCGGAGCAAAAGTGATAACACCAGCATCATCACCATCAAGTGCTGTTGATACAACGGTTAAATCTTGAAATCCAATAGAGGAGTTACCAACACGAAGAACGTCACCGGCAGTTAGATTTGTTGTGCCGTTCGAACCACCAACAGTTGAATTTAACTGCGTATTAGCGCATCCAACTGTTGTAGCGCCTGTAGAGATGCCTGCTGCAAGTGTAATTGCTTCGGAAAAATCAGCACCATCAAAACATACTGAGATTTTTAGATTGTTACCCCATGCGCCTGCTGATTGAGCAACGAACTCGCCTTGACCAGAAAGTGCTTCTGCTTCTGTGCGTGTTTCGATGAGGATTGTCGTGTTACCAGAAGCAGAAGCAGTTACAGCATCTGCGGCTGTTACACGAGTAACGTATAGTTTGTTACCATATGATAGAAAGTTAGAGGCAGTTAAGAATGTTTCAAAGTTGTTTGAATTTGGTTTACCGTAACGAGCAACTAAATCTTCCTCAGAAGTGATAAGAGTTGTTTGCTCTACTTGACCTTGTGTAAAAGTGCCGACAATGACACCTTCTGTTGTTGATACGGCAGGAACTACGGTCGAGAGATCAATCTCCGACACATTAACACCTGGGCTTACTTGAAATGGCATAGTTCATTTCTCCTTGTAATAGAGATTTATCGATTGTTTTTATTATTTATAAAAAACGATATTTTACTGATCCGATAACCATCCTCCATCCCCACGATCAACATGAACAATGTCTTGTGTTGTTTCATTGTTACCAGCATCATAGAAACCAAAAGGCAAGAGGTCTTGCATCATTTGTTCTTCGCTTCGTTGCCTCAGTTTCGTAAGAGTATTGATATCTGTAATCTGACTAAAATATTGTTGCGATGATAGCCAAGCGAACAGAACGAGACACATAACTAAATCGTCATGGCTTCCAGATTCTGCTTCGTAGCTATTTCCTCTCCTTGAAAACTTTGAAAGTTCATTGATGGTATCAAAGTCGTTAATAATAATTTGGTCTTGCTCTACCATCATCTTTAAAATAGAGCATCCAGTAGCCTTCACCGACTTTGTTGTTCGAATACCTTTATCGATGTTCTTACCACTAAATCCACTTGATATTCTCTTACCAGACCTACCAGCAGATTCAGTTGATATCAAATTTTCAATTTCGTATTCAAAATATAGTAAATCGGACACTTGCCCGCCAATATCGTTTATCTCAACTAGAGTGTGTGCATTATTATAATATGTTGTCATTCTATGTATAACATCAGTGTATTCGATAGGTGTGACAAGACTATCTTTGTATACACATACCTGTTGATATGGCATTGCTGTAATGTCTACGATTTGAAAGGCTGAATAATCTAAACCTTTACCTCTTGACACATCGACCACACAAGCATACATTCTATCTTTTTGCGGTTGCTCATATACTTTGATGCCAGCTTGGTCTTGAATGGGTGTTTTGTGAAATAACTGCTTGAGCTTAGACCCGTCAATGAGTGTACCAGAACTACCCAGAAACTCACACTCAAACTCTTGAGCAAACTTCTGTGCATCAAAGTCCATAGAAGCAAGGGTTTCTTTCTTCCATTTGTCGCCTCGACCCGGCACTTTATACCAAGGAACTTCTACAAAAGCGTATCCATTACGCTCTTCTTTTGCCCCTTGAAAAGTCTTGTAGAAATGATTGAGACCGTTTGGTGTGGAGGTTAGTAGAATCTTTGTTGTCTCACCAGAAGAGATTGTTGGAAAGACTGAAGCGAAGAATGAATCCCAATTCTCTACGAATGCTGTTTCATCAATATAGAGATATGATACAGATTTACCACGAATCGCAGATGAAGAAGTTGCGGTAGCAATAATCTTACATCCATTCTCAAACTCAACAGACCCTTTGTTCCACTCGACAACGCCTTGTTGAATCCATCTTGGAAGTGCTTCAAAGGCAATCTTGATACGGTCAAGAATCTCTCTAGCAGCATCACCCTTGTTAGCGAGCAATGCTACTGTTTTATGTTCTTGAAACAAAATGTAATGTAGAATGAGAACGGCAGCGGTTGTCGTCTTACCCGCTTGTCTTGAGGTATTAACGATGACATTTCTGGAGTCTTGAGATTTTTCTATGATTTCTTTTTGATAATCATATAGCACAATAGGAATAAGACCGTGGTCAACGTGAACGATTTGAATATACTTTTCAGCAAAGTAGACCACATCTTTTGCACACTTGACATACTCTGCTACGAGTTCTTGTGTCCATTCAATCCGAGTGTCTTTTCTTTTTAGATTTGCGTTTCCGTTATAACCAAGTCTTTCGATACTCATTACAGTTCTTTCAACGCTTTCTGTAAGTCGGCTGTTGACCCAACAAACAGATTATTATTCACTGTCTGTGGTCCACCAAAGTCTTCTTTAGGAGCGAGTTCCTGCTTCTTTTTAGAAAGGTCTAGAAGGTCTTTGTTAGCGTTGACAAGAGTGTTCATTAGAGTAGATACAACTTCATACGCTCTTGGATGCTCTGAAGCACGAGCAACATCCATCATTTGCTCAAGTGCATGGTTGCCTTGCTCAATGACAGTATATAGATTTTCTCTTGTATATTTGAAATCGTTCTCAATATCATTATCTGTCTTTTCAGGAATAATGACTGAAACACTTTCATGCTTTACTGGTTCTAACCCTAAAGCATCAGTGATAGTATCATCATCCATCTAACTATCCTCTACAATAACAATGTATGCCCAATCGTCATCCTTATTAATTAGCGAATGATCAATCGATTCATTGTCTGGTACTGAAATTGTAACTGTTGGTGTCGTTGAGTAACCGGAGCCACCACTTGTAAGAATAATCTCACGAATACCATCGTTGACAACATTAGCACTTGCTGTTGCAGTGTTACTACCCGAATCAGGAGCAGAGATTGTAACTGTAGCGCTATTGTAACCAATACCATTGTTGAGAATTTCGAACGATGATACACTATCACCAGATATCTGAGCGTTTGCTGTAGCACGAACTGTCTGACTAGAAACAAATCCTGCTGGGTCACCATTTGCTAGTAAGCCTGGGAATACCTTGACGCTTTCCATTGAACTATTAGAATAATCACCATTTGCAAACTGGCTATAGAAGTTG